TGGCGATAGCTTCTAAATTGGGGTATAGAACAATGATAATCGTACACAAGCAATTTTTAGCCGACCAATGGAGAGAACGCATTCAACAATTTTGCCCGGGAGCAACTATAGGTATTGTTCAACAAGATAAGAAGGAAGTGAATTGTGATTTTGTCATCGCCATGCTTCAGTCATTGTCTCTCAAAGAATATTCATTTTCGGATTTTGAAAGTATAGGAACAGTCATCGTAGATGAAGCGCATCATATATGCGCTAAGGTTTTCAGTCAGTCTCTATTTAAACTTTGTCCTCGACACATATATGGACTCTCGGCCACACCAGAACGAAAGGATGGACTCACAAAGGTGCTTCATTGGTTCATGGGTCCAACCTTTTTCGCTGTAGAACGAAAAAATCAGGAACAGGTGGAAGTATTCCCAATCACATACGAATCCCCCAATTATAAAAATCCACCACCTTCCATGAGAAATGGGAAGATTTCAATGCCAAATATGATTACTGATGTAGTTGAAGACCGTCAACGTAATAAGATGCTTGTAGAACTCGTCAAAAAAGCTTCAGCTGGGTCGAGACAGCTTCTCGTTCTCAGTGACCGTAGACACCACTGTGAGTTTCTTCATCAGTGCTTCCCCAAAACGTCGGGACTGTATATGGGTGGAATGAAAGAAGCTGAACTTCAAGCATCATCTAAAAAGAAAATCATATTTGCGACGTTTAGCCAAGCTCATGAAGGTCTTGACATACCCACACTCGATACAGTTATTCTAGCATCACCTAAATCTGATATTACGCAGAGTATTGGTCGTATTATGAGAGAAACAAAAGGAAAGAAGAATAATCCACATATCTATGATTTACACGACCCTTGGTCTATATTTACCGCCATGTATTACAAACGCCTGAAGGTGTACAGACAAGGTGGATTTAAGATACATGGTAAACACGTTGAGGAGAATAAAAGTGAGTTCCCTCAGGGAAAGTGTCTGTTTTTATAATCTAAACATCTATTAAATGTCTGGTGCATTAATACAGTTGGTGTCTAAAGGGATCCAAGATGTGTATCTCTCGAGTGACGAGGGACACTCTTTCTTTCGTATGAAATTTACGAGACATACAAATTTTTCCCAAGCTCCCAAGTTCATCAAGACTATCGACACAAACGATACGTCTATCACTATCCCCGTATTGGGTGATATTGTAAATGGTCTTTGGTTTGAGTCTACGGAAACAAGTAACGCTAATATAGCGTCCAATTTGTTTCACAATTCGACTCTGGATCTCTATATAGGTGGTCAAAAGGTTGACTCACAACATTACGATTATTTCGCGGAGATATGGCCTAACTATCTCGCTGATACGTACAACAAGTCTCAGGAACTTAATAACAAGGCGTCGACTTCTAACCAGACGTTCTTACCACTTCACTTTTTCTTTTGTGACCACAAGGCTTTCTTACCACTCATAGCCATACAACATCATCAAGTGGAAATCAAAATCACATTTGACCAAACGGCTATTTCTAATTCTCAAGAAAATGAAAGGAAGGCCAATTTCTATGGCAATTACGTGTATCTAGATAAAGAGGAACGAGAATCTCTATTGAATCGAACACTGGATTTCGTCGTGACGCAGACACAACGTATGGAGTTTCCTCTAGAGAGTGTAACCGACAATACTACACAATCCGGTGGTTACAACAAACTGGATATTTCTACATTTAATCATCCAGTTAAGTCTCTCTTTTTTGGATATGGAACTTCGAATGCCAATTTTGCCGGTGACCGCTTCTCGTTCAAAAATGCCGACATTTTCGTGAATGGTACTTCTTTTATAGAAAATATGACTCCAACATATTTCCATACAGTACAAAATTATTACAAATCAAATTTCGGACAGACAGAATTTGACATAGACAGTCACACGGGTGTATACACTCGATACTTTGTGTATCACTTCTGTCTAAATGCATCTGATTATAATCCATCTGGTTCTTGTAACTTTAGTCGGTTAGATGATGCAAAAATTATACTCAGGGGTGTAGAGAAGGGGGAGTTACGCCCAACTGATCAGAGTGTGTTTGTATATGTCGTAAATTACAACGTGTTACGACTCAAGGACGGATTAGCCGGAATTTTATTCGGCAACTAATGTATAAATGGGTAAGCTTGTGAGAGCTGGTCAAATTTTTGTAACCAGTCTAGATGCAACACCCAGAGAGACCGATGTCTTGACGGGTCTTGCGAGTATTGACGCTGGTGAAATTACAGCGGACGAAATTCAAGTGGCGAATTTGAAGATTACTGGTGAGTTGACATCTACCTCCGATACAACTCAATTTGCGGGTACTACAAATGTAAATCGTCTTACGGCTACGCAGGTGGGTATAGGAACGGATAATCCCATCAATGATCTTCAAATTGGTACAAATGATTTAATAGTAAACAGAACTGTTCAAAATCTTGTAACCGTACGTGGTAATGTAGCCAGTACAAATTTGTTTGCTACGAACACATTCAAAACAACGAATGATAAGTTTTCGGTTGAAGCTGGTAATTCTAATGTATTGACGGTTACCGGAAATGCAGTATCTACAAATGTTACCATAAATAAACATCTTCATGTCGGAACCGATATCGCGGAGGGTACAGATGCTAATGTCGCTGTTTTCGAAAATGGTAATGTTGTTGTTCGTGACGGTTTTTTACGGGTATTTGGAAATGTTGATATCAGTGGTAATTTAGCTATTACCGAAATTCCATCATACACGAGTGTTGACAACTTAGTCGTTTCAAATGCCGTCATACAAATGGGCAAGGGTAACAACGGGACATATGATATGGCTGTACTCATGAGGGATGGTGCTACAGATACTGGTAATGTATTTTTGGGTTATACTCACGCGGACGACAGATTCAAACTTTCTAGAACATATGGTACCCCCGAAGATGCAAACTTTACCATGGATAGTGCAAACACCGTGAATCTTCACGTGCTTGGTGACATTTACACACAAAACAATGTGGGTATAGCAAACACCTCACCAGCGTTTTCTCTTTCTGTGGGGTCTAACGTATATATAAACGATGTAGCGCCATCTTCGGCCAATGTTTTGCATGCGAATGGTTTTGGTTTCTTTGAAGGTTTACGAATTGGTGATGATGGTTTAACTGTAGGTAGCCTTATCACACTTGATGCGGATGCGGCTATACCCATGGTCGTTTCGTCCAAGATTCAATCTCATGGTCTTCAAACGACGGGTGCTGACCCATCAGGTATTGCGAATACTAATTCGACCGATACCCTTTCGATAGGTAACAAAGTTATTATAAACACAGAGGCTGCTAATATTATTACCGTGATAGGTAATACAGCTACTGGTCGTCTCATTACAGAGTCTATTCGTGTACAGGATTTCATCGAAGTAGAGGGTGAATCTGGTATTTCTTCGGCCGCGAATGTTATTATTCACGGTGATTTAACGGGTGAGGATTCCACATCGAATACGGTAAGTATTCGCGCGGGTCCATTAACCGCAAATATTAGTGCTCTCGAGATTAATGGCGCGAAAGAAACACCCAGTCATCAGTCGGTCGTCATAAAGACAAAGAATACCGAACGTTTACGAGTCGTATCTGGTGGTAATATTGGTTTATCCAATACTGAACCAAGCGAACTTTTGACTCTCGGTGGTAATCTTAAATTAAACGAAAGTAATGCGGCTATATTAGGTAGTGATACAAACTATTTGAAAGCTTTTACGGACATTAACGGTAATCAAACGAGAATTGAAAACCGTGTAGGAAGTGGAAAAGGTCTCAGTTTTTACGCGAGTACAACCGGTTCTATGGGAACACCAAAATTAACCATATTAGAGTCGAGCAATGTGGGTGTAAATACAATAAACCCACAAGGTCTTTTACATACGAATGGTGGAACCGTATTTATTAATAACCAAGTCGCTAATAGAGGAACTACGAGTCATCTTGATACACCGTTGGTTGTTTCAAACACAACCGCGATTGTAGGTACTTCGGATTTTAAGAATGTTCTCCAATTGGCCCGAGAAGGTGGTACGAGCGGTCAACACGGTGTGAGGAGTATATTTAAGATGGGAAAACATCAAACAACCTCCGGAACATCCCGCTCTCAATTGAATTTATCGTTAGCGAGTGATGATTACGATACAGAGAGTCATGTGATGACGTGGCGAAGTAATAAGCGAGTTGGTTTAGGCACTACTACACCCACAGCTCATTTAGAGATTTTGACTACAGGTATAGGAAATTTCAACACAAATGGCTTACTTGTTCATAATATTGAAGGTACTCCGGGTGATGCGATTATGGCTGCGAGAACGAGTAGTCTCAATTCAAATGCTTTCGCTTCCTTTGTACAAACTGACGGAAACTCGACGTCGGCTATCGACGGTGCTCAGGGTTATTCTGTGGGTGTAACGGGTGGTTCGGCGGCTGATTTTAGAATCACAAGAAATCCTAACGTGATTAACGAGTCTTCGACATGTAGACTTTTTATTAGTGGTTCCACAGGTAATACGGGGGTAGGCACCGATGTACCTCGTGACCGTTTGGAAGTCAGTGGTAATGTCATTATAGGTAATAAATTATCATTTGGTGGTTTAACTTCCGATGAATTTGGTAATACCTTTATACAAGAACAGTATTATGATGCAGCAGCTGGTAAAACAGAACTTGTCATCTTCAAGGGTAACGATCGAACAGGTACCGCCGCCCCCGACAGAATTCGTTCCATAGCCGCCGAACACCTTTTCCAGACATACAACACAACTTTATCTGCGTTGACTACGAACCAGATTCAATCTGCTTTAGAAGGTGACGCCGCGGTGGTATCACGTGCGATGACTATAACTCCTTCGGGTGTAGTCGTCATAGGAGCTTTACCTCTCGATAACCAAGGTGATTTAGACGTAAGTAGTGCTACTCGATTCTATGTCGGTGGTGGTCTTGAGTTCGCCGATAATCAGGCGATTAAGTTCGGTGCTTTAGATATTTTTACGGCAACTGGTGTTCTTACTCAGAATATTGTAGAATCTCTCGGGACTGCCCCACTATTGTTCAGACAAAAGGTACAAGGTCAAAGTACCGAATATGCGCGATTTACAAACGAGGGTCTCGTGGGTTTCGGCACAAATTCTCCCGAATCAAATGTTCACATTTATTCCAACGCATCGGGAGACATAGATGTTCTCAAACTCCAAAATCCTGGTACAAACAATAAAGTTGGTCTCACCCTTAATACGAATGACAACTATGGTGGATACGTGAGAGGTTTCAGTGATTCCACCCATTCCGTACATGGTACGGTGATAGGTGCCGTGAACAATGGTACCGAAGGAGATGGTATTCACATCATACACACGTCGAATGTGGGTGTGGGAACCCTAAACCCCAGTGAGCATTTCACCGTGTATAACGGTACAGCTCGTTTAGAACACGCGACGAGTAATGCCATTCTCGAATTCAAGACGACCGGTGGAGTGTCCAATATCTACGGTGACCACACTGGTAATGTGTTTGTAGACCCAGTTAGGAGTTTCATCGTGAATAGTGACACTGAAATTGTTGGTGACCTTCAAATTGATGGTAAAATTGATTTAGGTAACCAGGTCGCTGTAGACCTCGGTGGCCAGGATGCCTCTACAGCTCTTGAGATCGGTGGTGGATTTATTTCCAACTCAAATGAAGTTTCCTGCAAACGATACGCTATAAACTTTACGCGTACGAATCTAGAAAGTCAAGATGTACAGTTACGATTCGATAAAGGTTCATTCTATGCCAAAATAGTAGCTATATTACGGTCTGATTACAGTGTTCATGACATGAGTACTATGGTGCTCGAGGTACAGGGTGGTACACACGACGGTACCACAAATCCCTCCGAAGACATCACCATAGGTACTAAGAACTTATTCGGTGGTGGTAATCTTCATCCATGGAATCCCACTGTAACTACTGGTAAATTTGGTTTACTTTTCGCTCCAGAAGTGACATCGGGGCGCACATATTATTACGACTTGTACATTGAAATGGTAACTTCCCGGGGTGGTAAATTACTATCAATATTTACAAATAACCCAGATGGTTCGGCTGATACCTTCACTGGTACGGAATTAGTCGGTCCAAGTCATCCATCTCCAGGTAATGTCTTGAATAAGAAGTTTGGATATTAAATTTACTACGAGGGAATACCCCGCGGTAGATTCAACATTTACGCCCTGATGG